ATCGTTCATTATTTCCACCATTCGTTTTCAAGGTTAATTTGAACATCAACATCTGACTTTTCCTTTTCAGTATAGTTCTCTTGTATCTGGTCAAAATAACACCAGTAAGTACCATTATCACCTGAATAGGTCACAGCACCTTTATAACCAAGGTCTGTATCATATGTTTTTGCATTTAAGGCTGTATCATTTTCAGCCGCTATATCGGTCATTTCTGTTGCGATACCGATATTAATTATCTCGCCAACTCTACCGTGGTTGCCAAGTATTTTATCGCCTACATTTATTATCATTAGTGTGTCCTCCCATATGTTTTGTTAATAAATCTCTTTGTAAATTTTGGGTCAAAATCATATTTAAAATATTGTCTTGTATTATATAATTGACCATAGTCATTGAATAAAGCATTATCTAAACCTGTACCTGTGCTTTCACCAAACTCATCATAGTAAGTATTATAGTATTCATCACCAACTATCATATCAACACCACTATTACCAGTAGCATTCGTAGCAGTTTCATTATAATGCTTATCGCAATACTTTTTAATTTTGTTTTTAAACGTCTCTGAATTTAATCTCTTTAATTGTGATAAAGGTACGTTTCTAAAAATAGTATGATGTATTTTAAAGAATTCATCATATCTATCCTCTGAATCTTGATACTCTCTCCAGTATGTTAAATGTATAGTATTGTTTTTACCCATTAAGATAGTACCTTTTTTAATAGAATAATTATTGTTAACATTGAAAACATTAGTATAAAAAATGAAGTTATCATATTAGTAATATTTACTCATTGTTTTAAAATAATTATCATCAGCAGAGTCGGCGTCTTCTTTTGCATAAAATAAAACGTCATCAATGTTGTTATCATCAATATCAAGTAAGTTAAGATTGTCAACTTTAGATATATCAGACTTTGCTTTATCAGCGGTAATTTTACCATCTGTATAAGATTTTAGAATATCACTAACTTGTTCGTCAGCGACTTCGGTATAGTATGATTTAACTTTAGCCATAGTGTTTTTCTCCTTTGTTAGACATTATTATATCAAAAATTTGTAGTAGAGTCAAGAGATTTCTTTTCTTGGCGTCTTCTATTCTTTCTGTAAGTGTTTTTTTCTTTATCATATACAATTATAATATCATACCTGGCCTAGAAAGCAAGCGTTTTTTTCAATTATTTTTTGAGACCAGGTCTACATTCTGGTGTGTATATGTTCTGGTTTTGTTCTATTTCCAGTTGTTTCGCACCCAATCCAAGTCGGATTCGTGAGGATTTGGTTGTCCGTGAAACACGGCCACCAACGATTCGTCATTCTTTTCAAACGTCCAGTCTGACTTACTAAATCTTGGTTCTTTCCTAGAAAACCACTTATATGAAAATGTCCATTCGTTAGGCATATATCTCATCCAGGGAAGGTCCTTCAAAAGCTGATAGGTCACATTTTGGTCTCCTTGATACCGTCTCCATTTTGGTCTATCTTCATAATACTTTTCCCACACAGCCGGTGTGGCATTCTTATTATTCCACTTCATAATGGAAGAATTAATACCGTCATCAAAACCAGTAAAATCTTTTAATACACCAAAGGTCATATCATCACCAAAATTAGCCATCTGGTCTATATTCTTTAGTATGACCACATCTAAATCCATATACAGATTTACACCATCTAAACCACTATCAGGATGAAATAACTGCATTTTATTCCACCACCCTTGTTCATCAAACAAAGGAAATTGTTTAAATTCTATGTCGCCTTTTACTTGTTTATGTAAGGAAGTGTTGTCTGTAAAACAGATAAACTTATGGTCAACCGTTAAATGTCTCTTGACCATATTGTAGAGGTGTTGTACATAAATCGGTTTGTATTTGTTGCCGTAGTAAACACAAACAAAATTTATCATATCTTTATCTGTTCTTCTAATTTCTCTGTATCTAAATGATTGTTAGGTTGTTTCATTAGCATTTCATATGCTGTACCATCTGCAATCTCTGATAATTTAAATTGATTATCTACTACCATTTTCAACCATTCATTTACCGTTTTATGTCCTGGTCTCATTGGTTTTGTAATCTTACCAATGTGGTCACCACATATAAAACTCGTTATGTTTCTTTTATGTGCAAATACTGGTGTCATATTTAATACTGCGTCAATAGCTGATAATGACATATTAGTTACCAATGCTTGACAACCTTTCAAGTCGTCTCTTATATCAGTTTGCCACCATTGATTACCAGGTCTAGGTTTGTTTCTAATTTTAATTGGCATTTCTGCAAACTCTGTACCAAACGTTGCCTGTTTTATTTGTTCACTTGCAACTTCAATCCATTTCTCAACTGACATACCATTTATATGCATAGTTACCGTTGGTGATGATGGTGCTAATAAGAAGTGAGTCATTTCACCTGTTTGCCAACCTTTAAATTGACAATCAATGCCTTCACTTTCTAGTTTAGATAATCTTTGACCATCGCCTACTGAACCTCTAATTGTGTGTAAATTACCTTTACATATTCTAAAGTACATTCTATCCCAATCAACTTTAGGTTCTGGATATCTTGTAAATGGCGCATTTAAATAACCTACATCAACATACCACCATTCTTTATTAAATCTTATACACTCTCTAATACCATCTATATTCTTACCTGCTAAACCCCAAAAGAAGTGTATCTCTCGGTCTGCGTCTTGCCAACCTTTTTCAATTGCTGGCCAAATCTTATGTGATAAACATTTTTGCCAACCTATTTTGTGTGTAATAATCATATTAAATCTATCTTTGTTGTGTTATAGTATATATCAAACCATTCATCAGCGTAATCACTTCTAGCATAATCTTTGAAGTAAGGACCACCTAAAGTCCAATGTACATTTTTTGCCTCTTCATTGTAGTCATATTCACCTACTAACCAGTTCCACTCTAGTGGAATATTACCTATCATATGGTCTCTTTCTAACCATTTAAATTGATGAAGTTCTAAACCAGTAGCAGTATTAACATATTCAGGTGTTAATTTTGTACATTGTGAATTATGAAATAACATCATACTAGACCAATTCTTTTTAGGAAAAGGTTCGTTTTTTGCACCTCTAAATTTTATACCTTGTTTAGGTTCGTAATCGTGTTGACAACACATTACAGAATATCTGTAAGTTCTTAAATCCCATAAATCTTTTATATCACTTCTAAACATCATATCACAATCCATAAAAATAGACCAACCTTTATAATTACTTAAATATGGCACCATAAATCTACTAAAGGCAAACTCTGTTGATTGATTAGGTTGTTTCTCTCTTTTAAACTCTGGTATATTACTTAAACATAATGGTGTTATAGATACAGGCACACTACTATGACGCCTGATACTTTCTGATAATATATGATAAGAAATCTTTTCGCCCTCATCATAACCTATAAAAACATTAATCATATGCAACTACTCCGTAAACTGGTGTTTTATCTTTTAAATCGTGTATCTCATCTACTTTAAAGTTAGTCCACTTTTTTAATTCAGGTTTTACTTTAAATTTACACAACTCAGCTTCTTTATCTTCTACAACTCTTGTTTGACCTATTCTTTCATTTTCATACCATTGATTCCAAAATCTTAATGTATTATCAAATTGTAAAGGATAAAAGTTAACTTCTTGAATTACATTGTTAACAAACATAGGCATATCTTTTATTACCCAATAATAAAACTTTTCTTTACCTGTTAGTAAATTACTTTTAAACTCGTTGGTTAACCACTCTCTTAATTCATCTGATACTTCGTGATAAGTAAAATACTTCTCATACTTTCTAAATCTTTCATCAATAGGTTTTTTTATAACTTCGTCATAACTTTCTATCAACTCTTCAGGTATTTTATTATTAATAATATCGTCTGTGTAATATGAATTTAACATTTTGCCTCTGGACTCCTCATTAGTTTTTTTCTTTTTGGTCCTTTTATATGGTCGTAAACTGGTCCTAATATTGACCTTGCTTGTACGTGACCACCTCTACCATCTCCTAAATTTTTATTTACAACACCTTTTTTCTCGTATCTTTTTCTCACAATATCCCATATATAACTATCGTGTTGTTCTTTTTCATTGTAAATTAAGTCTTCATTATACATCATTTGCATATCTTTGGCAAGACCCTTTACTTCGGGGTGTTTCATATTGAAGTATAAAAAACCACATTCACTATATTGTTTATCACCTCTACCTAGATAACTCATTAAACTACCATCACTATGTATATGTTTTTTTATCCACTCTGCGTCTATCATTTTATAAAATACACTATCAGCGTCCATACATATTAGACCATCATAATCTTCACTTGTCATAATCTCATTTGTATATGCATATACTTTATAACAAAATCTAACACCATCTTTTAAAAAACCTGTACGTGGGTCATCTGATACTGGTCTGTGTTTGTTTCTGTTTACAAACTCCTCACATTCTGGTATCTCATCAAAAATACTTCTAACTACAATATCTGTACGTGGTATGCCATTCAAGTCTTCACTATATACAATCAAATCAAACGGCCAGTTATATGTCTCAAAAAATTTATAACCATATTGTTTGTATAATTTTTTATTTAATGTGGTAACTACTGCTATGTTCATAGTAAATGCTTTATTGGTTTGCCTTCTATAATTTCTTCTACACTCCATTGTGTATATGATAATTTATATAAAAGAGAAAGTCTATCACCTAATATAGGATTCTCTACGTTTTCTAAATCGTGTGATGAAATACCATATAAGAAATTATATGGACTAGGTGTAATTACTGGTACGCCATTCATCATTGCGTCTATTGAAGCACCACTTGTATATGATACAGCACAATGAGCGTTTGCTAAATCTTGTTCTAAACTATTTTCACTAATCTCAACTTGTTTTATATCATACATAAGTTCAAACATTTCTGTTATACTTGCCTTTGCTAATGGGTGGTTTCTAATAACTATCTTTCTTTTAGTAATTCTCATTAGGTGTTTTACCGTTGCCATTACCCATTGTTTAATATCTAATCCTAATAATGAGGCGTCTGAAGGATTTTGACATAATATTAATACATTTTTTGATTTATGTTTCTCACGCCAAGGTTTTAAGTTTAAATCTATTTGATTTTTTAAAACTTGATATCTTTTGTCATCTGCTTTCCATTTAAAGTCTGCAAGTTTAGGTAAGAAGTGGTCTAAACCTACTCTATAATGTGTATGTTCATCTGTAATTTTTCTACCTAAAATTGGTGTTTCAAATACTATCAACTTCTTATCTGTTGTTAATGTATTATGTGTTCTCTCAATCTCGTTCTTTAATCTTTGACTTTTGTTTTGTATTTTCCATAGTTTACTTGTATGTTTCTTTGTAGAACCAAATACTATTGCATTTTGACAATCTTTATAATCATCACTCTCATTTAGTTCCCATTTCTTACCTTTGCTGAGTAAGTTCTTTTGTAAATCTACCAAGATATTTCTTTGATATAGATTTACACAGGTGTTTAGAAACATTATGTTCATCTTAATATTACTGCCTCACTTAATATTTTATTTCTAGGTCTATTTAAATATAACTTATAACCTTTATCTTTAAACTCTTTTAATAAATCTTCATATTGTTTTATACTAGTCTCATTATCTATAAGTTTAACTTCAAACTCTACAAGAAATGCTTTAAAGTCAACATTCAAATCTATTACTTCTCTGCAAAAATCAAACCACACACCCTCTATATCTGCCTTGATAATATCAACTTTATTATCTACATCATTTAAACTTTGTTCTAAATTGATTGTATCAACTTCTATGTATTGTGGATTCTCACCAAATTGTGGTAGAGGTAATAGTGAATAACATTTTGTCAAGTCTTTAGAATCATAATAAAACTTCATCTTACCAGTTTCTTTTGCATATGCCTTATTATGAAAGGTCATCTTATCTTTATAATTAAAATTAGTTGCAAATAAATTTACACTATCTGGTGTAGGGTCATAACAATGTATATTTAAGTTTTGATTATCTACACACATAGCCTGTTCCCAACCTACATCACGGTGTACGCCATATGATAATACATTCTTACTTTCTTTTACTATTGATTCTGGTAACCAATAGTTTTTGTATTGTTTAAAAGATTGAGGTTGTAAGTAAGTACCCTCTATTTCTTTCATTCTGTTATATAAATCACTCATTTATTCTCCGTTTATATACTTATAGGCATAGTCTGTTGTAATCTCACTTAACATAAACTGATTGCCGATTAATGACCATAACCATACGTCTCTAAAATCAGGCATAATTGGTTGTTCTATTTTATCTAGGTCGTTTAAACTATATGATACTTTACTTGCTGGACTATGTTCACTTGCAAAACTAGGTACACCTGCAATCACGGCTTCACAGGCAGCCATTGAGTGAAACGATACCATTGCGTGGCAATTTATCAAGTCTGCCTTTAAAGGTGTTGCGTTTCTTTTACCGTGAATTTTATTTGTGTATTTGTATCTTACTCTGATTGGTCTGTCTGTATGTTTTTTTAATTCTGTTGTAATATTTTCTATCCAAGGTTCAACTTGCATATCATACCAGTTTGCTGTATGTATTGATGGTGGTATTACTAATATATGTTGTCCTTCTTTTCGCCAATCTTTCAATTGCATTTCATTTAAAGTTTCTTTATTCTTACACATACCTTTGACATATTCAAATCTTTCTTTATGTCTTTCATTTATATCAATCATCTGTACATTATTTTTTATTATTCTGTACCAAGGTTGACCAAAGTCGGGGTGGTCTTGATACTCTGTATAGAATAGATAAGGTTGGTCAAAATAGTAATAAGGTATATTATTATTTTCACAGGCAACTTGAAGTCTTTTTGTACCTCTAATTATGCCTTGAAAACAAACCTCTGTATCTGGTGGTAAATCTCCGTGCCAAGTTGGCCAATGTTGATTGTAAAACTCTGGTTCTCCAGCGTTAACTACAAAATCAAAAAACTTATTATCTCTGCCTTTTGAAAATGCTTCTAAATATTTTCTAGTACCTCGTTTTGTATTAAACAGATAAAGCATTACCCACCTTCATAATATAATAACTATCAACAATATCTGAAACAGGATTACCTACTTTTTCTGTATCAAATATTTTCTTCAAGTCAATTTTAGTTTCATTCATAAACGCCTCATACATTTTATCTTTATCTGCGTTGCCTTTACCTGTTGCGTGTTTCTTTACAACACTAGGTACTACCGTTTCATAAGGTATATTTTCTTCTTGTAATCTGTATTTTAAAATACCACAATTCTCTGCTATTTGAAATAGACCTTGACCTTTAGAACCAAAAGAATATCCTTCTATATAAACTTTAGGTTCGTATGTGTCTCTAATTATGTCTAGTGTGAAATCTGATATTTGTTTAAATCTTTGAATAGGGTCTGTCCACTCTTGATGTGCATAACCAACAATAGTTTCATTCATCATACATTGCCACTTCTTCTTACTTGTCAAATAAAAAAACATTAAGTTGCCATTGTTTATACAAATAGCAGGACTGGTTAAACTATAATCAATTCCAATTATCGTCTTCGTCTTCGTCTTTGTTTGTCCATATTTCATCTTCTTGCTCTCCAACTTCAAATCCACAAAATGGGCACGTCAAAGGATTCATATCCTGTACTTCTAAATCCCATTCTATGGTATATTTAGTCTCGCAATTTGAGCAAGTTTTCTGGACTTTTTCTTTCATTATAGTTTAAACTTTTTAAATTGGTCTTTCTTAACGTCTTGTTTAATACCACCAATTACATATGATTCAATCTCTGTTTCCTGTGGAGCATTTTGTGTTGAACGGCTGTTTAACCAATGTTCTACCCAAGGAAGTGGATTTGTTTTTTGTTCGTATTGAGGTGTTAGACCTATACCTTTCATTCGTCTGTTTGCCATATATTCTACAAACTGGTGTAATAGTTTCTCTGATAAACCTATCATACTGCCTTTTGAAAATAGATATGTTGCCCAACGTTTTTCCTCCTGTACTGCCTCATCATACATTTTATAAACTTCTTTTTCAGTATCTTTAATTACTTTGTTCATTACTTTATCATTTTCGTGGTCTCTGTAATTGTTAATTATTCTTTGAGACATTGCTAAGTGTTGTGATTCATCACGAGCAATAAATGAAATAATTTTAGCAGAACCTTCTAATAGTTTTAATTCACCAAATGCAAACGAACAAGCAAACGATACGTAAAATCTTAAACCCTCTAGTATGTTTACGGTTACTAATGCTTTCCATAATTTACTTTTTAGTGTATATTCATCTACTGATTTTTTATCTAAATGCCATTTATATCCTGAGTCAATTAAATCATCATAAGTTTCAGTAATAGTCTTTGCTCTTCTTTGTATTTTCTCATCACCAATAATAGTATCAAATACTTCACTTGGTTGTGAGTATAAATTTTTAATAATGTATGTATAACTTCTACTATGAATAGTCTCTATAAAATCCCAGGTAACTATACAACCCTCAATCTCTGGTAAAGATACAAATGGTAGAAACGCAAGACACGGACCTCTACCTTGTACAGAGTCTAACATAGTCTGATACTTTAGATTAGCAGTAAAGATAAACTTTTGCTGTTCATTAAGTTCAGCATAATCGTTTCTATCTTTCTGCAAAGATACTTCTTCAGGTCTCCAAAAGTAACCTAATTGTTGTTGGTTAAGTTTATCAAATATAGGATATTTCATATCACTATATTG